ACATTGAGGACCAAGTTCTCAATCGTGGTGTTGCTGGTGCTCGGGAAGCTATTAACTTTCTACAATCGCTTCGTAATCTGTTAGCAGGCCACGCAGACACTAAAATGAATATCACCACCAAATGGGATGGTGCACCTGCCGTATTTGCTGGTACCAATCCAGAAAATGGTAAGTTCTTTGTTGGTACAAAAGGCATATTTGCTAAAAATGCAAAACTAAATTATACTGATGATGACATTGACAGAAATCACCCATCTGAGGGCCTCAATGCAAAGTTAAAAATGGCCTTGCGATATTTACCAAAACTAGGCATCAAAGGCATATTACAAGGTGATATGATGTTTACAAAAGGTGATTTGAAAAAAGAAACAATTGATGGTGAAAGTTATATTACCTTTCAACCAAACACCATTGTATATGCTGTACCAACAAGTTCTAAGTTAGCACAGATGATGATGGCAGCACAAGTTGGTATTGTGTTTCATACATCATATACTGGTCAAAAAATGGAAGATATGAAGGCTTCTTTTAACATTGACATTGGTCGTTTGGCTACAACCAAAGATGTTTGGTTCCGTGATGCTTCTTTTACTGACGCTTCTGGTTCTGCAACATTTACAGATGAAGAAACAAAACAAATTACAACGATTCTATCACTAGCAGGCCGAACATTTCAAACCATTCCTGCCTTAACATTAAATCGCATTGCTTCTAATGATACAATCTTAGAATACATTAAGACCTTTAATAATACCAAAGTGCGTGAAGGTAAAAAAATTACTGACACAAGAGCTCACACATTAGAACTAATTCGCTTTGTGGAAGCAAAACTAAATAAAGAAATATCTAGTGTAAAGCGAGAAGAAACAAAACGAAAAAAAGCAGCCGAGAAAACAGAAATTATGAGGTTCTTTCGTAGTTCTGCAATGAGTTTAAAAACAATCTTTGATTTACAGAATTTTTTGGTTGACGCTAAGTTAATGATTATTCGTAAATTAGAAACAATTAAATCTATTGGCACTTTCATTAGAACCGATGACGGATTTAGAATTACTGCACCAGAAGGTTTTGTAGCAGTTTCTAAAACAACTGGCGGTGCTTTGAAGCTTGTAGATAGATTAGAATTTAGCCAAGCAAACTTTACGGCCGCAAAAAATTGGAGTAAATAAATGGCATACGATATCAATAAAATTTTAGAAGAATATGGCGAAGAAGATTTTGGTTTTACCGCTGTTGATGAAGCTGAATATCAGGCAGTTATTGCCGAAAAAGATGAAACAGTTGAAGAATATAAGGCAAGAATGAAACAAGTTGAAAAAATTATTATGCCTTTTTTAACCAATTTGTTAAAGACACAGGCGCAGCCATACATTCATTGGCCAAACCGTGGGCCAATTATTGAAAAACAAATTCAAAAAATTCTTACATTGACCAGAGGGTAAATGTTTAAGAGTAAAATAGACGAGGCGGCCTATGTGGGTAACATTGGTGCCATGGAAATGTTCCGTTTTCATCAGAAGGCAACTGCTGACCAGAAGAAAAAACTACAGCAATACATAAAGAACAAAGACACCAAAAACGCATGGAAACATGTCCAAGATGTTACCGGTACAAAGTTACATAAGAGTGTCAGCGGGGCTATAAAACCAGATATTCTGCCTGTTTCAGGTGCTGGCCAATGGGGAACAAATACACTAAGGCAAAATTACCAAGATGCCACTCCAGGCCAAAAAGTAAAACGATTTAAGGATTATACGAAGCATAAGTAATATTATAACAACTGAGGTTTATTATGAAAGATTTGATAATTGGCACAAGTACCAACTATGATTGGTCAAAACTAAAGTATTGGGTTAACTCAATCAACGCATCAGGCTTTGAAGGTGATAAAGTCCTGGTTCTCCTAAACTGCGATAAAGAAACTGTCAAAAAAGTTATTGATGCCGGTTTTATTGTTGTCGCAGGTCAAAAAGATTCTGAAGGCAATCTAGTTCATCAATCGGCTATTCCTGTTCATGTTGAACGCTTTTTGTTCATGCACAATTTTCTTACGACAAGAGATTACCGCTACATCGTAACCACCGATGTGAAAGATGTGGTCTTTCAACGCAACCCAATTGAATACATTGAACAGAACCTACATGAAGATAAAGATTTAATTTTTGCTTCAGAATCTTTACGCTACATTGATGAACCATGGGGCAATCAAAATCTATTTGAAACTTATGGTAATTACATTTATGAACAATATAAGAAAAATGAAATCTATAATGTAGGCGTTCTTGCTGGTCGTGGTGATGCTATAAGAGATTTGTTTATGAATATTTTTGCTGCTGCCATAGGCCGACCAATTCCTATTTGTGACCAATCAACATTTAATTTTATGATTCAAAGCACTTGGTTTCAAAAATCAGGAATGTATTTGAGGTCTGAAGATGCTTGGGCATGTCAATTAGGTACAACTGCTGACCCATCTAAGATTGAACAGTTTGCACCTCTTTTACTAGAACCAACTCCAAAATTTGAAAACGGCGAAGTTGTTACATCAACAGGAAAGCCCTTTACAATCGCTCATCAATATGATAGAGTACCAGAGTGGAAACAAATAATTGAGGCGAAATATGGCTAAAAAAGTATTAGTAACAGGTGGCGCAGGTTTTATTGCTCATCATTTAATTGAAACATTGATACAGAAAACCGATTGGGAAATTGTATCGTTAGACCGATTAGATTTTTCTGGTAATTTAAATCGTTTAGCAGATGTGATGCAACAATTCACACCTGCTGAAAGAAAACGAGTTCAAATTGTTTACCACGATTTGCGAGCTGAATTAAACCCACAAATTACAAGTTTGCTTGGCGATGTGAATATCATTTTGCATTTAGCTGCAGGTTCTCATGTAGACCGCTCTATTGAATATCCAATGGATTTTGTAATGGATAATGTGGTTGGCACAGCAAACATTTTAAACTATGCTCGTAATCTCCGTAACTTAGAACGATTCATTTACTTTTCAACCGATGAGGTATTTGGTCCTGCACCAGAAGGAGTTTATTATGGTGAGCGTGACCGATATAATTCAACCAATCCATATTCTGCATCTAAGGCTGCGGCCGAAGAAATTTGTGTAGCATTTGAAAACACTTATCGTATGCCTTTGTATATCACACATACAATGAATGTGTTTGGTGAACGCCAACATCCAGAAAAATATATTCCACTTTGTATTCGCCGTGTTCGTAGTGGTGAAACAATTAGAATCCATTCCAACCCAACGAAAACAAAAGCAGGTTCACGCCATTACATTCACGCTAAAGATGTGGCAGAAGGATTATTACACATTCTCAATCTAAAGGGGCCATTTGACATTGATTATGGTGGCGCCAAATGTCCTAAGTTTAATCTTGTAGGTAAAGAAGAAATTGATAACCTCACACTTGCACAAATGATTGCTAAAGTGCAAGGCAAAGAACTACATTATGAGATGAGTGACTTCCATTCTGCAAGACCAGGCCATGATTTACGATATTCGTTGAGTGGTGAATATATGAAAACATTAGGTTGGGAACCACAGATTGCTTTGAGTGAACGAATTGAGCAAGTAGTGAATTGGACTTTAGATAATGATAGGTGGTTAAAATGAAAATTGCATTATGTTTATCTGGACAACCCCGATGTGTCAAAGAAGGTTATGAGTATTACAAAAAGAATCTGTTAGACCATTATGATGTTGATGTGTTTTGCCATGTTTGGGACACAGATGGTGCAGAACATATTGCTGCCTACAAACCTGTTACATTGATGATTGAGAAACCTCCAACAAATGATTTGTCAAAATACACTAGAGTTCCACCACCACAACCAAATTGGAAAGTAAAAAATCCAGCCAAATCGGTGTGGAATCTAACATACTCATTAATGAAAGCCAATGATATAAGAAATGTTTACGAAGAAGAAACTCAAACAAAATATGATTGGGTGATTCGTTCTCGTTATGATTTTGCTTTGAATGTGGTGATACCTTTTGATGAGTTAGACAATTCAAAGATGTATATTCCAAATTGTCGTATGTCACCACACAGAGATTTTGGTAATGACCAATTTGCTTTCTCGTCAGCAGAAAACATGGACAAATACGCAGATTGTTTTAATCAAATTGATAAGTTCTATGACATTGGCACCACAATGGTTGGCGAAGAAATGATGTCCGCAAATTGGAAAGAAAAAGGTCTGACAGGTGAAAACCTTGTTTACTTTAATCCTAATCATCCGTTTCCGCCAGGCCCATACAATGGCACATGGCATAGTTTATTGAGAGAAGATTTTGAATCTTGGCAAAAGTAATAAAGCTACTAAAAGGCCATTCAATGAGTAAAGTTGAATTGATACAACAAGACAACCATGTTTTTGTTCGTAAATCTGGTGGCGTAGGCCGTAATTTGGAACGCTACGATGCTCTATCTCGCCTTAAATTGCCTATTCCTAAATTGCTAGAGGTGTATGGTGATTCGTATGATATGGATTACATTCAGCATGAGGATATGAAAACATATCTAACGACACATGATGTAAATGATTTGGCTAAGTTCATTAAAAATACAATTGATACTTTTGCTAGTGAAACCATAGAGAAAGATTACACGAGAGTTTATGACCAAAAGCTTTCTATATTTCCATGGGACAAATATGACTTACCATTTACTGGTGCCGAGTTATATGCTAAGTTACCAAAAACATTACCATCTTCAGAGTATCATGGTGATTTGACCTTAGAGAATATATTGTATGAAACAAAAGGTAATTTCATTCTAATTGACCCATTGACCACCGAGTATAATTCATATGTGTTTGATTTAGCTAAACTACGCCAAGATATTGTCTGCAAATGGTTTATTCGTGGTGAAAAGCTTTACTTTGATTCAAAACTAAAAGTATTAAACGACACTCTTAAAAACTACGAACACTTTAACAACGATTATCTATTGATTTTAATGTTAATGCGAGTTCTACCTTACACTTATGTAAATGATGATAAGTATTTTGTTGAAAGTGAGATAAAGAAATTATGGAAGTAATTATTCCTTGTGCAGGCGCCTCATCACGATTTCCAAATATGAGGCCAAAGTATCTACTGACTGATTATGCTGGTAGATTTATGGTACAAAATGCAGCCGAACATTACATTGACAAGCATCGTGTAACTATTGTGATACTAAAAGAGCATGACGAAAGATACATGGCTCGTAAGAAAATAGAAGAAGCCTTTGGTAATAAAGTTGACATTGTGGTGCTAGATAAACCAACCACAGGCCCAGCAGATACAGTTTATCAAGCCATTCAACGAGGCCGTATCAATTTATCATCACCAATTCTAATTAAAGATTGTGATGGGTTTTATAAGACAGAAGAAAAAGAAGGTAACATAATCTATGTTGCCAGTTTATCAAAACATCCACGCATACGAACTGCTGGTGCCAAAAGTTACACACTTACAAATGACCAAGGCATTATCAATTCAGTTGTTGAAAAGAAAATTGTAAGTGACCATTTCTGTGTTGGTGGTTATCAATTTGAAACAGCAAAAAGCTTTGTTAATAGTTTTGAACAATTAACCAATAAAGGTAATGAAATATTTGTATCTAATATTGTAGATTTTACCATTTCACAAGGCAATTTATTTTTTGAAAGCGAAGTAGAAAACTTTATTGATGTTGGTACTGCCGAAGATTGGTTTGATTATAATAATAAACCAACATACTTTTGTGATATTGATGGCACCATTCTCAAATCAAAGTGGGACTACTATGATGAAGTTGAACCTATTTGGGATAATGTGACGGCTTTACTTAACAAAAAACAAAGTGGTTGTAAACTGGTCTTTATTACAGCTCGCCATGAGAAGTATCGTAAATTGACACAGGACACTTTAAACGGCCTTGGCTTTGGTGATTGTCAGCTTGTTATGAATGTTCATCATAGTAAAAGAATACTCATAAATGATTATGCGAATTCTAATCCATATCCAACGGCAGTTGCAATTAACATTGAAAGAGATAATGAAAACCTAGGAGATATGATTTGAATTTTGCACCAGATAAAAACTTATTCATCGTTACATCGGCACTACAAGCCAATATTGGTGTAGTTGGTAATGAAGAACGATTAAAACAAACGATTGAAACTTTAGAGAATCTAAAAGAAAAAGTACCTGATGCTATGGTTCTCTTAGTTGATGGTTCGCCACATAATATTGATGAAAGTATAAAGAAACAAATTAGCGAATACTGCCAGGCAATTTGGTTCAATACGCATCCAGATGTTTATGCCATGGCTTCTTCTGGTCGTAAAAGTGAAGCAGAAATCATTATGATGTTTAACACTTTACTTCAAATTAAACAGAGTAAATCAATACACGAAATTAAAAGAATTTTCAAATACTCAGCACGAACAATACTAGAGAATGATTTTGATATTAATGAGTATGATAATTTATATGGCAAGTATGTGTTTAAAAAATCTATACCATCTTGGATGTCACCAGAACGAAAAATAAACATTACTGACCATCTTTATATCACAAGGATGTTTTCGTTTTGTCCATCATTAATAGATAATTATTTACAAACATTACAACCAATATTAAACAATGTCATTACACACGGCATTGATACAGAACATTCACACTATTTGTGCCTAGATAAAAGATATGTGATTGAATTTGATAGATTAAAATGTGCCGGCATTGTAGCAGGCTCAGGTGAAACGGAGAGATACTAATGGACTTATGGAACTATTTTCAAAATAATACAGGTAAGAAAATTACCAAATGGAAACATTATTTTCCAGTTTATGAAAAACATTTTGGCCCTCTACGCAACAAACCAATTAAAATTTTAGAGATTGGTATTCTCAATGGTGGTTCATTAGAAATGTGGCGATATTATTTTCCCAAAGCCACCATCGTAGGAATTGATATTAATCCTGACTGTAAACAGCATGAACAAGAGGGCATCAATATTCGCATTGGTGACCAAACCGATGGAAAGTTCTTACAGAGCTTAATTGACGAGTTTGGTGCTTTTGATTTGATTATTGATGATGGTTCACACCATGTTAATCATGTAAATAAATCCTTTCAGTTTCTATTTTCAAAATTAGCCGATGATGGTATTTACTTTATTGAAGATACTCATGCAGCCTATTGGAGTTCTCATGGCGGTAGTATTACGGCACCAGAATCTATCAATAATGTTGCAAAAGAAATGATTGACAGTATTAATGCTGACCATGCCAAAGGTCAAAAACAACCTGATTATTTCACAAAGAATATTAAGTGTATGTCGGTTTATGATTCTATCATTGTTTTTGACAAAGGAGATGTGGGTGAAAAAATACCCATGGAAATAGGTTCTGGCGGTACAACCCAAGCCCATGTCCCAAACGATGGTATTCTTACTATCAGAACGCACTAAATAACTAAATACCACATTAGATAATCAACTGCTGTAGAGGCGGAGAAAAATGAAATTTAGAGATTTTCTGCAAGAGCAGAAAGAAAAACATGCTGTAATGGCCTTTGGGCGTATGAACCCAATTACTGTTGGCCATGAAAAGCTTGTCAATAAAGTCAAAGACATCGCTGACAAAGTTGGCGGTTCCGCACATATCGTTGTTTCCCACTCACAAGATTCAAAGAAAAACCCACTCACTTCAGCACAAAAAGTAAAACATGCCAAGCGTGCTTTTCCTGGTGTGAATGTATCTGCATCCAGTCCTGATGCACCAAACTTTTTAGCACAGGCTGCAAAATTACACAAACAAGGCGTTACACATCTTCACATGGTTGGTGGCCAAGACCGTGTTGGAGAATTCCATAAGTTACTCCACAAATACAATGGCGTTAAAGGACCACATGGTTCTTTTAACTTTAAAAAAATTGAAGTTCATTCTGCCGGCGATAGGGATCCTGATGCAGAAGGTGTAGAAGGCATGTCAGCATCTAAAATGCGTGAACATGCATCAAAAGGCAATTTTAAAAAATTCCGTTCTGGTGTTCCATCATCCATGTCTGACCAACATGCAAAAGAAATGTATGACCATGTTCGTAAAGGCATGAAAATTGACGAGGACATTAATTTTGATTTTGAAGAACTTCTTACTGAAGGTGTTAATGATAAAAGTATTTTCAAAGCTGTATTTTTAGCAGGCGGTCCAGGCTCTGGTAAAGATTATGTTTTAGACAATACTTTAGCTGGCCATGGTTTAACTGAAATTAATTCAGATAAAGCATTAGAGTTTTTGATGGACAAAGAAGGTCTTGATAAACAAATGCCAGAGAATGAAAAAGAAGCAAGAGATTTTGTCCGTGGTAGAGCTAAAAATATTACAGAACTAAAACAACGCCTTGCACTTACAGGCCGCAATGGTCTTATTGTAAATGGCACAGGCGATGACCATGAAAAAGTAAAGCGTATTAAAACTGCTTTAGAAAATTTAGGTTATGATACTTCAATGATTATGGTCAACACCGACAACGAAGTATCAGCACAAAGAAATATTGAAAGAGGTCAGCGTGGTGGCAGGACCGTGCCAGAAAATATACGCCGCGAAAAATGGGAAGCGGTACAAAATGCCAGGCCAGAATTAGCAAAACTATTTGGTGACAGATACAGCGAATATGATAATTCTGAAGATTTAAGAACGGCTGCACCAGAAGTTGTTAAAGCTAAAAAAGATGAAATGCTAGAACTCTATAAAGGAGTTAAAGAGTTTATTGCTCAGCAACCAGCATCACCAGCAGCTGAAGAATGGATTGCAAAAGAAATGCAAAGTGCCGATAGATTACCTGTGCCAAAGAATGGTGCAGAGATGACACCACATCCAGAATCTGGTGCTGCTGAAGAAGCAAGAGAAATGGGATTACAGTATTATGGTTTTGGTCGTTACGGCCAAAACGGAAAAGTTACTCATCGTTCGGTACACGATAGATTGGTTGAAGTTCAAAAATATCAACAAGACACACCTGATGTTCCTGTGTCTGGAAGCTCAATGAAAAAAAACAAAAGCATTTTTGATAAAATTCATCCGTTAAGTGAAGAAGTTTCAATTGATGAAGAATTTGAAGAAGTGTTTACTGAAGATTTGCGTAAATGGTTTAGTAAGACCGACCCAGCAGGTGATTGGAAAAGAATCAA